GCTGCCATTCGTTCAGTTGCTCCTCGGTGATCGCCGTCCCCGCCACGCCCGCCCCCTTGAACTTCCCCGTGGCGATCACGTGGGTCTTGATTCCCTTTTGGGCGTAGAAACCGGACCAATCGTCGACCACCGTGAACACGCCGATGGAGCCGATCTCCGTGGCCTTGGTGGCCACGATCTCCTCCGCCTGGCTGGCCACGTAGTAGGCGGCGCTGGCCATCAGGTCCTCTCCGTAGGCCACGATCGGTTTCTTCTGGTTGGCGGTCAGGACTTCGGCGGCCAGATCGTCCGTGCCCGTCGTCGTTCCGCCCGGGGAGTCGATGCGCAGGACCGCGGCCCGGACCTTGGGGTCCGCGAGCGCAGCGCGGAGGTTCCGCCGCGTTTGCAGCATGGCCCCCAGCGGTGCAAAGCTCGACCCGTATTTGGTCATGGGTCCGACGATTTCGAGCAGGGCCACGCCGTCGTGCACCGTATAGGGCGCCGCGTCTTCCTCTTCCCCGCGCCGCGCAATCCGCCCCGCGGAAAGATGGGCCTGCGGATTCAGCCCCCCGCAAAAGGCGGCGAACTGCTGGAAGCGCAGCGGGTGGATCGCCCACCAGCCCGTGTATTGCTCCCAATGGGGCACGTCCACGCCGGCGTATCTGCGGGGCAGTTCATCCATGGTCGCTGCGCTTTGAATATCGAATTTAGAATGTCCAATAGCGAATGGGATAGTCCAAGACCTTCATTGGACATTCATCATTCGACATTCGACATTTTCTTTCCTATGCCGCTTCCTTCGCGGCCTCCGCGTCGTCCAGCTCGTCCTCGTCATCCCCCTTCGCGGCTCCGCGGCTCCGTGGCTTCATGGCTTCGTCGCTTTGTGGCTTCGTGGCTTCTGCCAATTTCTCGCGCATCCCCGCGGGCATGAGGTCCCGCCAGGTGATCCCCGCCTCCGGGTTGCGGGCGTTGATCGCCGCGGCGTCGGCGATGGCCGACTCAATCAAGCGCGCGTTGTCCGCGGTGATCTCCTTGACCATCTCGTCGTAGTCCCTGCCCTTCTCCGCGGCGATCTGCCGGGGGCTGGCCAGTCCCGAATCCAGGCGCTTGCCCTCCGCTTCCGCGTCCTTGAGGGGTTCGATGTAGGGCCAGCGGCACGGGCGCCACACGTGCTTGCCGAGGCGCACGCCGCTTTTCCGCCCCGCGGCCTGCAACGCGGAGTCCGCAGCCACGATCTGCCGCAATTTCCACTGATAGACCGGCTCGAACCACATCTCGATGAGCATCTGCTGGAGGTCAATCCAGCTTCCCTTGGCCTGATCGATGGCCCCCCGCCATCCCGAAAAGTTGGTCTTGCTGGGGTCCAGAATCAGCATCATCCCGGGCATGTCCAGGTTCACCGCGATGATGGAGAGCAGCATCATGGTGTGGGGGAAGAATTCCGGGTTGGGGATGTTGGGGGCGAAACCCTGCAACTTCTCCCCCGGTTGACCGCGGACGATGGCCCCGGGTTTGAGTTTTTCAAAGGTCGTGGTCTGCCCGTCCGCCTCCTCCTCTTCGCGGCGCTCGCCGAACTTGGCGGGGGCGGAGGAGGCCACGATGTCCACGCTTTTTTCCAGGAACAAGGAGAAGAACGCCGCCGCCTGGGCCTTGACCAGCATGGCGAATTGCAGGTCGTTATGGATCCCCGTGGTGTAGGTCACCGGCAAAAAGGCGCTGATGCCCCGCGTTTGACTGACCCGCGTGGGGTTGTAGACGTGGAAGAAATTGGGGAAGCCCTCCTCGTCCCGCGCCGGAATCCGCTGCATCAGGTCCTTGACCCGTTTGACCGACTTGTAGGGGTCGGGCGATTCGGCGGCAATCCAATATTCTTTGGGGCGGGCGGTGATCTCGTCGAGCAGGATCCCGTGCACCACGTTGCGGGTGGTCGTTTGCGGGGTGCGGATGCGGTGCGCTTCCAGCGGTTGCAGGCTGCCTTCCTGGAGGGGGTTGACTCCGATGTCTCCGTCGCGGATCACCGCCCGCAACACCTGCTTGCTCATCCGCGAAAAGGTGCTCAGCCCGCGGGCGTCCACCTGGTAGCGGTCCTCGCTCCACCCGGTGAAGGCCTCCATGATCGCAAGGTCCGCTCCCGCATCGCCGGTGTCGGGGTCCACCGTGGTCGGCTCGCGCAGCACGGTGTTGACCAGCCGCCGCACCGCCTGCCCTACCACGCAGTCCTCGCGCTCGAAGGCCCGGGCCCGCTCGATGCCCTTGAAATAGGTGGATTCCTCGGCGTAATGATAGTCCGCCCCGCTGCCCTGAGGATCGACGTTGCGCAGCCGCGGCAAATAGCGGCTGTCCTCACCCAGGACCCATGCCCGGTACATTTCCTGGAACTGCTCGGGGAGTTGTCGGTCGCGTTCGCGCATCCCTAATGCCTGTTGCCTCTTCGATGTCGGATGTTTGATGTCGGATGTCGGATGTCGCCTGTCACATCACACATCCCACATCCCACATCCAGCTACCAGTCCTTCCCCGAAAAATCCGCGTACGTCACCGCCCCGCCCCCTTCCGACGCCGGAGCGCTTCCCAGCCATTGCATGGCGTTGTTCAGTTCGCTGCGCAGTTGCTGGGGATCGCGCTCGTACTCCTGTCCCCCGCCGCGCCCCCCGTGCACGGCGCGTTTGAGTTGCCGGCGCAGCAGGATGCGGCAGGCGAGGATGAACTCCTTGACCTTGCTCACCGAGGCGACGGCGTCGTAATCGGCGTTGTCGTCGTAGGCCGCCTCAATCTCCGCGTCCGTGCTGGTGGAGGTCAGCGCCATCCCTGTCATCCTGAGCGAAGCGAAGGATCTCGTGAGGAGCCCATGGCGCCGGACGGCCTCCCTGCCGCCCGGCGCGTGTCGGGCATCCCTGCCCTTCAGCGTCCAGAGCTTGTGTCGTTCGGACGTGGACTACAAGGGTTTGCGGTCCGGAATTGTCGGAAAGTTCGGAAGCGAGAGGCTTTAGACCGTAGACTGGAGGAGATTGACCTACGGACTACAGCCGATGGTCTACAGTCTAAATAATCCCGGCTTCCCCCGACACGCGATAGGGTAGATGGGCCGGGCCTGCAACAGCACCCACCCCACCGGCCCCTCAAACCACGGATCGTCGATCACCCAATCGTAGGTCCTGTCCGTCTCATCGGTCTTATCGTTTCTACCGACGATTTCGACCAGATTGGCGACCCCGATTACCGCGCCGAATTTCAGGAGTTCGGGTCCCCGATGAGCTCCCGATATTGCTCCACGTCGGCCATGTATCCCCGCCCCTTGGAGGCGTGGATCCCGATCCATCCCCGGTACGTCGTGCCCCAGACGCGGTTCTCCACCCGTTTGGGCCCATGCACGATCAGATGCGCGTACGGCTGGCAGACGCTGAGAATGGGAATGGACCAAATGTCAAATGTCGATTGTCGATTGTCGATTGGACTCACCGCCTCACTCCGTTCGGAGTTACAAGTTACGAATTACAAATTACGAAGGACCTGAATCACGGATGTAGACCTCGCGGCTCAATCGTTCCTTTTCGTAACTCGTAACTCGTAACTGGTCACTCTATACTTCCTCCATGCCCGGCGACGTCCGTTGTTCAACTGTCCGCGCTGCAATCGTCGCCTGCCACAAAACGGGGAGATCACCATTCTTCAACTCTTAAACCCTTCACACCCTTCAACCCCTTCAACCCGGTTATCCTTCCCGTCTTCTAATGCGACGAGTGCTGCGTTCCGATCATGGTCGGCGCGTCCTCGATCGACGCCGCCTACACCTTCGCCGTCGCCGCGGACGGCTCGGTCATCGCGGTTTAGTCTTCTTCGGCCGGCTCTTCCCCGCGAGCGACCCGCCGGTCCACGCGCTCATCGTAATCATCGAGCACTTCGCTGAGTTTGAAGATCATCGCGTCGAGGGCCTCCCCGGTCGGGGGATCGTCGTAGAACGTGATCCGCGTAGCGACTTGCCCATTCGCCAGAGACCAGGTTAGACCGTCAAGCCAGTCATCATCTTCGTCGCAGATTTCTGCGAGGAACATCGGGGCGACCGTATGCAGCACGTACCATCGCCCCGGCGACTCCAACCCCTCGCCGATGATCCATTCGTCATATGCTTTCATCCCGTCACCAGCTCGCAAAGATGCCCCGCGACCCAATCCAAAGCCGCGGCGCGATTCGGCAACCTTGCCGCATACAAAAACGACTTGCGTTCCCGCCGGGCGAGAGAGCGAAGCGGCTCCAGGTCCGCAGCTACCAAAACACCCTTCTCTTCCATAGTCAGCGGGTGCGCCTGACGTGGTGACGGCGAAGTGATGGAGCCGTCGACTGGCTGAGGTCCCGGAAGTGGTGTAGGAGCAGAAGCGACGTACGGCGGGCACGCTGCGAGTTTGATCTCCCAGTCTTTTTCGAGCACCCACCCCGAGAAGTCCGGCGTGTAACGCCCGCGCGACTTCGTAAATCCCGTCAGGGCCTCGCCGAAAACAATCCCCGCCGCCCGCAACGCGGCCGCCGGGGCGGGGAGATTGATCACGATGACCCCGTTCTCACAGCCGCCGCGAACATCCACGTTACCATAGGAGTTCAAGATCAGCGGCTTCGCGGCCTCCGCCGCCCGGCGGTCCCGCTCGATTTGCTCGGGATCATACGCCCGCATCTCCGCAAGTTCATCCGCCGATGGTTCCGTGTCTGCATCAATCACCGGGGTAAGCCGACTTCTCCCCCGGAAGCCCGTCCCCGTATGATGCGCCTCACTGGGGCGCATGATGGCCTTCGCCGCCCTCGCGCTGATCCCGTGGCGCTTAGCCCAACGCCCTATCGTCACCATCCCCCGCGCCTCTGCCTCCACCATGTTGTTGCTCCGCCCCGCCGCATAATCAAACCCAGCCATCATCCACCATCCCTTTCGTTTAACGCGAAATACTTGTCTCTCCCAAAACCCGCAGCGGAAACTCCCGTGGCTTCGTTCCGTCGCCCATCGTGCCCGTGCCCGGCCGCGGACCCGGGCGTTGCTTGAAGAAAAACTTTGTGCCCGCTGCTCGGCACAACGCCAATGCCTCGGGCGCCCATTGCACGTGATCGTCTCTACGTGACGGACCGCTCTCGCCCCCGTAAATCAGCCAGTGGATGCCGCAGAGGTCCACTCCCGCAATCGAACCCAGCGCCGGTTCATAGCTCACGAAGCGGACACGGGCGGCGATCATTCGGAGGAGATCGATCCGCCATTCGTAATCACGGTTCTCGACGCTCACCCCCAACCATACGTTGGCGTATCCGTCGCCCCAGTCCGCCGGCAGGCGCTCGCGGATCCTGTCCGCCCGTTTGGTCAGGAGTTGCCAGTCCAGCTCCGGTGTAGCCCGGATCAGCGGCCACAGGCGGGCCAGTTCCGCGGCGATCATGGGATGGTCCTCGAAGTTATCGCACATGCTCGAGCAAAAGACCCGCCCCCGACGGTGGGCCTTTTCCGACGCCCGGTTCCAGGCGATCGGCGCCGCCCAATGTTTTTCACCAAACGTGCGCCGAGGTTTGTTCGGTCCCCAGACTCCGTGTCCGTAGCGGGTGGACAAACCCTCCGCGTAGCAGTTTTTGCAGCCCGGCGAAACCTTCTGGCAACCCCACGCGATGTTGAAGGTATGATCGGTCCAACTGATGCCCGTCTTCTCGGCCACGTCACGCCGCCTTTCCGGCGCGTCGCCGCGCCCAACCCAGGATCGCCGCCCGCCGGGCGATGCTGGTCTTTCCGCTGCCACTGGCCCCGGTGATCCAGAAGCTACGACCGCCGAATCCGGTCCGCTTGCGGAACGCTGCCAAACGCTCCACAGCATTATTCTGGCCGACGATCTCCGACCAATCCGCGGGGCGGTATTTCTCAAACAGCGGAGTCATTGCTGCACCGCGCTTTCTTCACGCGGCGAATTGACCTCAGACCGATGATCCCTTCCATGTCGTCCCCCCCAGATGATGGCGCTGAGGCGGAGTGCCTTAATCATGCTGATAGCCTCCCGGATTGTACTACGCGGGAAGGTCGACACACCGTACTCGGCAGACTGCATCACCACATCGGTGCCATGCCAATGGCATTGGCACCTCCCCGCCTCCCCGCAACTTACGCAGTTTCCAGCCCCATCGACCGAAGAATATAAACCCGATATGTTTCTCACGTTCGGACCTTTCTTTCAAGGTTCGGACACCGGGGGGCGGGGCCACCAACCCCGCCCCTCATTACATCTATAGTTTACTCCGTATCCGTAACTTGTCAAAGCAATTATGCTCAGGAATCCGCTTTTTTCTGCTTTTTTCGGCCATTGGTTCAACAAATGCTGCAAAATACTGTGCATTTTTGCTATGCTGGCCTTCCCATACCATAATGGTCTTCCCGTGACTATAGGCTTGAGCCAGGCAGGCGCTGATGGATAAAGCCAACAGCCGGGGCTGTATGACGGGGGGAACGTGGATGTCCGCCAGCCCCAGCACGCGGAGAGCAGTCTTATGGAGTTGCCCGAGTCCGCCGTAACTGCCCATCGTCAGGAAAATCAGCGTACTCTCGGTGAGGTTCGGCAGCATCGCCAGCCAATGGTCCCACGGCGCGCCATAAGTATCCACGTCGATGACATTCGCGGCGATGGGTTGAGCAAGCACCCTAACCGAGTCGATGGTCATTCGCCCCGCGCGCGGCTTCACGTCCATGCCCCAATAGGACTCGACTGGAAATTCTTCACGCAATCGTTTCCAGATCAATCCCTCGCCCTGACAGCAATCAATGACTCGCAGCTTTTTCTTGGGGAGTGTCAAACCAATGGCATAACGACGGAGGACAAGCTTGGCGGGCAGGTTGGAGTTGTTAGTCGGAATAGGAGCACTCCACGATCGCCCCCTCGACCACGGACATTTTTTCGATGAACTTGGCGACTTCGCCGTGTCTGCTGAAGGGAATGCCGATCAGTGTCCAGGAAGTTTTCGGATAGGGTTTGATGGTCACGGGTTTGATCTCTGCGCCCGCGTCGCCGTCTGCTACGACCTCCGCGATCGCCGCGTCGATCTCATTTTCATCGAATCCCGTGATCGTCGCGTCGAATTCTCCACCCTCGTACAACTCGCTGAGCAGCGCCGCCAACCCGCCCGCGTCCCATTCCCCGGCGATCTTGTTGAGGGCGACGTTGAGCGCCTTTTCCTTCTGCAGGGGGAGGTCTACCACGGATACTTTCAGTTCCTTCACCCCGAACTCCGCAATCAGCACCTTCAGCCGTTGATGCCCGCTCACCAGGTTCCCCGTCCGTTGGTTCCACACCATCCCGCCCACGAACCCGAACTCCGCGATGGAGCGTTTGATCTTCTCATATTCCGCGTCCCCGGGTTGGAGGTCCTTGCGGGGGTTGTACGCCGCGGGCTTGAGTTTCTTCACCGCCATCCGCCGCATCACCATCCGAAGCGGCCGGGCGGGCGGTGGTTTTGGTGCTTTAGCTTTTTTCATTCGTAATTTGTAATTCGTAATTGGTAATTGGTAGTTCCATCTGCCCGACAACGGGCGCCGCCTCGGGCGCGCCGTCCTGTAAGGCCCGTTCGATTCTCTTGCGCCCCATCGCCGCGTAGTCGGGGTTCAGCTCGATCCCCACGAAGTTCAGCCCCATCCGCCGACAAACCACCCCGACCGTCCCGCTCCCCGCGAAGGGATCCAGCACCGTGCAAGTCCGCAGGCTGTAGACTGTAGACTGTACGCATTTGCATGTCGCCGCCCATCCGACCGTTGTAAAGTCCGTGACGTTGCGATATTCGTCGCGGTTCCCGCACTCCTCGGCGCCACGCCGCCCGTCCGAACCCTTTTGCCCATGCGCTCCCGTCCCAATATCCCATCCGCTTGGTGCTCTCACCTTGCTCCCCGTCCCCGGTCGCGTCGCGCGGCGCTCGCGTTCTATGAGTCGTCTCCATGGCGCGCCGCACGTTGCACAACAACCTTTCTCCGACGTGCCCGGGCGCAGGCATCGAGCGACCAGCTCCGTCGGGAACACGGCGAAGTGCGCCCCGCGGAAGGGTTCGCTGGAAAGCGTCCAGACGGAGCGCATGTTGCGGCCAACCGGCGATCCGCACCCCGCCAAGCGCCCAATGTTGGTCAACGCTGTCGCGCAATGCAACGGATCATCGTCCTTCTTCGCTTTGCCTCCCATCCGTTCATACCCTTCGACCATCTTGCGGATATCCGATGGGCCCGAGGTGCTCCGCTCCCTGCTCGCCATTTGATCGTAGTAGTAGCGCGGCCTCTTGCTGATCAGAAATACGTATTCGTGGGCCCTGGTCGCGCGGTCCCCGGCGCTCTCCGGCATGGGCGAGCGTTTGTGCCAGATGATGTCGCTGCGCAGATACCAGTCGTCGGCCTGCAAGGCGAACGCCACCCGCCAGGCCATGCCTATGAGGTTCTTGGCCGGAAGCATGCGCTTCGCAGGCACGGTCGCAGTAAACCGTCGATCCGAACGTTGCCCATTGATCCCTTGCGGGCCTGAATCAGAGTCGCCTAAGTACGCATCCCCATAGTTCAACCACAACGTCCCATCATCGCGCAACACGCGGCGCACCTCTCGGAAAACGCGCACCAGGTTCCATAGATGCCGATCGAACGTCGGCTCCAGTCCGATCATTTTCTTGCGGGACGGATCGTCGGGTTTGAAGCCGTAGGAGCGCAGCCCCCAGTAGGGCGGGCTGGTTATCACGCATTGCACGGACTTCTCCGCCAGCGTAGGCAGGATCTCCAGACAGTCCCCCTCGATGATCTCTTGCCTCGCCGCCATCTCCTTCTCCTCTGTCCTCTCTACTTTCTAATCTCTACTGAATCCGCTTGGCGCGGACTCAGTACCCCATGGCGTCCGCGAAGATGTCCAGGAGCAGATCGAGCGCCTTTTTCTCCGACCAGCGGTTGGCGATGGAAGCCGCCGAGACGCTCAGCAGCGCCTTGGCCCGGCGCCCGGTGATGGTCCCGTCGATGCGCACCAGATACTCCCCGCGCAGGGGCAGCTCCCCCACCGGCACCGGGCATTGCAGATAGTGCGTGGCAAACGGGAAACTCTGCCGATGTTCCGAACGGATCGGATCACCCGCTTTGATGGGGACGTTCACCGCCCCAGATGTGGTGCAGCCGCCCTCGGCGGGGGTCGTCCCCCCTTCGTGTTTTCGCGGCTCCGTGGCTCCGTGGCTTCGTGGCTCCGTATCTCCGCGCCTCCCTTTCATCGCCATCCCTGACCGTTCCTTTCAACCAAAAAGTTCATCCGCCGCCCGCACCGCTCGCAAACGTCAAAATGTCAAAACATCAAAACGTCAAAAGCACGTTGCCCATCGCCCTCTTTTGACTTTTTGACTTTTTGATGTTTTGACTTTTTCATCGTTCCTTCCACCGAATCGCCACGTCCGCGGGGCGAACTTCCATACCCTTTGTCGCATCCACGCAGCGCCATCGAGCGTCCCGCCGCACAAGTTCCATGGTGAGCAGCGGAATCCCCGCGGCCAAAGCGATGTAGACGATGGGTTTGCTCATCGTCTTTTCTCCCACCATCGCGGGGGGCCCTTGTGCAGCACGTATAGCACCTCCTCGATCTCATGGATGGTGGCGATGATCAGGGCGTTTTCCTTCAACAAAAGATTGCACCGTCCGGCCGTGTTCGTCGTCAGCCCCACAATCATGCTCCTGTCGACGGCCGCAAAGCCCCCGTCGATCCGCAGCCGCAACCACCATTTCCCGTCGATCCGCGTCCAGGTCGGCAGACACCTTTCCCACCCCGCGCCGTTCATCATCGTCATCTTCCCGTTGCCCACGCTCATCCGCTTCGCTCCGCGAATTAGGCTGTAGACTGTAGACTGTAGGTATTTACGCCTACAGCCTACGGTCTACAGCCTTCAGCCTAGATTTTCACCGCCTGCGCGGCGTAACCTTCCGCCCGCAGCTCGCCGAGGGTCTCGCCCTGATCCCGTTTGCTGGCGCAGATCACCATCACCGCCCAACCCGCAATCCGCGGCATCTCCGCCCGCGTCCGCCCCGGCGTCTCTTCCTTGTCCGCGCCCACCGTCAGGGCCAGCGCCGCCTTGATCTCCGCCTCGTCGAACCCGGACAGCGTGGCGTCGGCCCCGTCGCCCTCCATCAGCCCGCCCAGCACGTCGGCCAGGGCCAGATCGTCCCACTCCCCCACGATTTTATTGAGCGCCAGGTTGAGCAATTTCTCGCGGCGAGGATCCAGGTCCACCACGCTCACGTCGGCGTGCTCCGCCCCGAACTCCCGGCGCAGCACTTTGAGCCGCTGATGCCCGCCGACCAGGTTCCCGGTGCGTTTGTTCCACACCAATCCCCCCACGTAGCCGAATTCGGCGATGGAGCGCTTCAGCTTTTCGTAGTCCGCGTCCCCCGGCTGGAGGTCCTTGCGGGGGTTGTAGCGGGCGACCTTGATCGCCTTCAGCGGGATCCGTTTCATCACCACCCGCCCGGGGGCGCTGGTTGTTCTTAAACTCTTCAACTTTTTAACTCTTGAACTCTTCAACTCTGCAATCCCGTGTGCCACTGCTGTGTCAGCGGGGATTTCGTGCCTTCGTGCCTTTTGTCTTTCTCAATGTCTTAATGCCCATTACCTCATTGCCTAAATGATTGCCCCATAGGGGCCCATGCCTCGTCATTCGCGCCCTGCCCGCCAGGCCTTGCCGCGCCGCGCCGCGCCTTGCCGCAAACCGCTCATTCCCTCGCCCCCACGTAAAACTCCCGCCCGTCCGGCGTCTTCAACCCCACTTCCTCCCCTTCGTGGCTCCGTGGCTTCGTGACTCCGCGGCCCGTCCTCGCCGCCGCCAGTTGCGCCAGATGCCCCGCGGCGCAGGCGTAGCACGCCGCGTCCAGGTAGTGATTGCTCTTGCCCACCCGTTCCCAGCGGGTCACCAGGCCCCGCTCCGCCAGGAACATCTGCACCGGGCGCTCCGCGGCGAGATGTTTGGCGAATGTCAAGTGTCCGGCCTTCAGCTCGGCGTATAGCGCCAGGGCCCCCGGTTCGCCGGCGGGCATGGCCAGACGCTGGTGCAGCCAGGTCTTCCAGAAATCGACGTTGATCTCCACGACATGCACGTGGTCCGCCTGATTCCAGACCACGTGATAGTTCTCCCCGACGTGCTGCACGATGTTCCCCGTCCGAGACGGGCGGGTGTAGCGGCGGCCCGTGTCCGCCGTCTCCCCCCGCCCGTACAACGGTCGAAAGACGTCCGCCCCCCACTGTCCCCGCGTCTCGCGGATGAATTGCATGGCCGCGTCCCGGGATTCCGCGTAGTTCGTGTCCACCCACACCTGCGTGGGCCGATGGACCCGCCCTCTCTCGTCCGCCCAGCCCAATCCGCAGCGGTCGCGGAATTCCCGCAAAGCGACCAGCGTGGCCTTCTCCACCCCCAGGTCCGCCGTGGGCACGTCCAGCACCCCGTATTCGAAGATGTGCCCGAATAATGGGGTCTCTCCGTCGTTTCCGCGATACCAGGCGACGTTCACGTAAAACGCCCGCCACTTCCCCAGGTCCACTCCGCCGGAGACGCACAACGTTCCCGGCGGGACCATCCCCCGCCCCCAAATCCCCGTGCGCCGTTGCACCGCCTCCGCGGTGATCGGGGTCAGGGCGGTGATGTCCGGCTTGTACGGCAGAGCCCACAACTTTTGCAGCCGCGTCCGCTGGGCGCTCTCCTCGTCCGCGGCGTGGGCGTAGCGCCATTCCTCCGCCGCCAGGCCCCCCGCCGTGCGCATGAAATTGTTGATCGCCGAGAACCTGAAGCCCAAGATCCGCGTCCGCGGCATCGCCCCCACGACGAGGTCCTCACTGCCGGGGATGCTGCGCATTTCTTCTCCTTCGCGGCTTTGTGGCGGAGCCTGCCCTGGAAGGGCGGCATCGCGGCTTCTTATCCCCTGCCCCTTGTGCAGCAGCACCGCCGCCAGGTTCATCTCCTTGCGTTCACCCTCGGTCCAGCTTTTCTTGCAGTACGGGCAGGCGAACGCGCCCCGCTCCTGGGCCTCGATCTCGTCGGCGGCGTCCTTCCAGCCGTTGAGCAGTTCCGTGTCCGCGTCCGTGTCCGAGGGGACGATCCACTGCTCGCAGTGCCAGCAGCACAGGGCGATGCGGCTCTGCGAGCCGAGGGTGTAATCCCGCCAGATCCGCCCCTGGGCCGTGGAGGGCGTACACTCCTTATAGACCAGGGCCTTGTCGTCCCAGGCCTTGGTGCGGTCGATGAACTGATCGATCTTGGACCCTTCCTCCGAAACCGAGGAGATGTGGTCCATCTTGTCCACTTCGGTGATAATCATCACCCGCGTGGTCTCCGAGGAGCGTTGCGTGTCCCCGCCCTGCCCGGACATGAAGCGCAGCGTGGCCCGGTTGCGGAAGCGCACCGTCTGCACCCGGTCGCCGTCCTTGCTGCCGTCGCCGCGGGCGGGCAGAAACTCCCGGAAGCGCGTCCGTTCGATGGCGGGCTTGAGCACGCTGACCCACTTTTCCCCCGCCATTTTCAGATCAGGAATGCCGCAGATGGTTTTTTCGCGCAGCTCGAACAGATGGTAGAGCGTGGGGATGACATAGCAGATGGTGGTCTTGCCGGACTGCACACAGCCCACCACGTTGATGTCCGACCAGCGCCCGCTGTCGATCTCCGCGAAGAGCAGTTTGGCGAAGGGCTGGCGGTCACCGCGGAAGCGCCCGGGGTAGGGCCCTTCGCCGATGACGATCTCCTCCTCCGCGAATTGCAGCAACCCCCGCCGCCGGGGCTCCCCCGCGGCGACGATGAAACTCCGCAGCGTCTCCCGATGGGCGGGCCGCACCCCGCGATGTTCCAAAACGATACCCACGCTATCCGCTCCGCCGCTTTCCAGGCCCGGAGGATCGCCGCCGCGACTTGCGGGACGATGGAGTCGCCGAGAGCCTGCAACGCGTTTCGACGGGCAAATCCAACCACCCGTCGAGGTAGCCCATCAGTTGGCTGACCCACGCCGGATTTAATGAGCCTCGGCGCTTCCCATCCGTGCTGATTTGGTCCCGGCGGCATTGGCCAGCGAGTAACAATTCCCCTTTCCGGGTCCCGGACCGGCTCGATGTTCCCGCTTCTGCGAGACTCGCGTTCGGCATACACCATCGACTCTGATCTTGCAGACATGGTGCAAACCCTTTCGCCGTTGCCGCCTCCGATTGGTGCATCTCTCCCAGTGCATCGCTGGCCAGCGGGGTTGACCAAATCCGGCTTGCACTGCTCAGCGTGTCCGGCGTCTCGTGCGATCCCGTCTGTTCCGAGTCCTCGCTGCGCGGCGCCGGCCAGTTGCACGCCTCCCGTAGATTCACTCCGCCGGCGTTGCGTTTCGCTTTCGTCGCCCGACATTCCGCTCCCCGCTCGGCATCGTAGGCGTTGGGAGTCGGGAATTGCATGGTCACGGCGGCGTTGAGATTGACCGTTATCTTGCTCCCATCCTTCATGCGGCCCGTTGGACCGCATCCCGGTCTCGCCGTCCGACTGCCATTCCCCTCGCTCGCATCCGCGGTAGGCCACAATCCAGACCCGGTTTCGCCGGTGCGGCGCGCCGACAGCCTCAGCACCCACCACGATCGACCGCACGGCGTAACCGAGGGCGTCCAATGCATCGTGTATCCGGTCATAGCCGCGAGTTCGGAGAGCAGGAACGTTCTCAATGAGCAGCCGAAGGGGTCTTCGTGCCCGAATAAGCCGCAGCCACTCGAACCACAGGCCGGAGTTCCGTCCGTCAAGTCCCGCTCCCTTTCCGGCGCAACTAATGTCAGTACAGGGGAACCCTCCGGTCCACAGTTCGCCAGTCCATTGTGCCCACTCGCAGGCAAGTCCGAATCCGCCGATGCCCGCGAAGAAATGATTCTCCCCGTTCGGTACGTCGTCCGCCGCAAGGGCGCGGATATCCCCCTCGACCACGAGCGCATCTGGGAAGTTTTTGCGGAGCACGGCGCATCGGTAAGGATTGAGTTCATGGAACCACATCTAACGCACCACCGCCGCCCCGGCGACCGCCGCTTCGATGACGGCTCTCTTCACCAATCCCCTCAGCCGCTGCTCATTCTCCCGGCTGGGTTGGCGGCGGTAATGCTGTTGCGCCCGAAAGATCAATTCCCGCAATCGGGCGTCGAGTGACGCCCAGTGCCGCCGGCACAGCGGGTGATCGTCGCGGAGCGCCTCTTCGCACCCCGCAACCGCACATTTCTTTTCTCTATCCCCCATGGGCTGAATACCTCAATGCCTGTTGCCTGCGGTCTATAGCCTTCAGCCTCTTCCACCCGGGTGCCACGCCCGGCCTGCGAAACCCAAGTCTGCAGGATCTGTTCTAACTGCGCGAGGCTGAGGTATTGTGCCTTTTGTCGCTGGCGGAGATTGATCCGGCCTACCGGGCGGCATCCCGATCCCGTTGATCCGGCACACCGCCTCCGCGCATTTCTCACAATATACCGTCTCCATTCCACCGCGTTTGCCCACGCACGTCGCCGGGCGGCGGCACGTTCCCAGCCCGCACCCCAACATTCTGCCGGACGAATGCCCCGCACCATTCTCCAGTCGTCGCATCGTCGCCAGGCTCACGTCGCTTCGCTCCGCTGTGGTCCTATAGGTCCTATAGATCCCAGCGCATCGCCCCGGCTGTCATCCAGCGGCCGCTCGGCGCACAAGTTCTCGATCACGTCGTTGGCCGCGGACAGGGCTTCGTTGTAGATCTCCCAGGCCCGCGGCCCGAACTCCCGTTGCAGTTGCAAGGCCGCCGTCCGTAGTTGCGTCCCCGCCAGTTGTAGCGCTTCCACCACCAATTCCGCGGGGATCAGCATCCCTTCCCGCGTTCGCCGTTCCAGGCGCACCAACTGGATGCGCTCTTTGTAAAGTTCCTCCCGCGCCGCTCCGAAAACGTCCCCTTCCGCCGCATCCAGACGGTGGAGGTTCGGCCCGTGCTTGGCCAAGAAGTCAAACAACCATTTAACCACGCCCGCCACGTTCCAGGCCGGTCCCCGGACGGGCACGCCGTAGCGGTCCGCCGCTTTGTAGAGCAACGTGGCCTGTTTTCCGGTCCATAGCCCGAGGTACTTGAAGGGCACCGCGGCCGCGAAACGCAGCCCGATTTCCAGTTGCAGGGCCTTCTCGAAGCGCTCCGCGGCCCGCAGATCCCGCTGGCTGGAGCGCTCCCCGCTTCGTTTAT